ATGCAGATATTACTGGCGGTGGTGATACTCAATTTGCTGGTGGCGGAGGTGGCGGATGCTACATCCCATCAGGTCAACCCGGAGCAGGCGGGGGCGGAGGAGCAACTCCTGGTGGTCCCATGACTAGTAATGCACAAAGTGCTTCAGCAAACACAGGAAGTGGCGCTGGTGGCGGCGGTGGTTTCTCAGGATCAGGCACAGGTGGAAGTGGCGGATCTGGAAAAGTTGTTTTAAGAGCACCTTCAGCAGCAACATTCACTGTATCTCCAGGAACTAATCAAACATCTACACACCCTGGCGGAGATAAATTAGCGACATTTACAGTGTCAGGAACAGTGCAGGTAGATTAATGGCACACTTTTGTGAATTAGATGAAAACAATATAGTTAAAAGAGTTGTTGTAGTTGACGACAACGAAGTTGGTGAAAACGGTTCTGTAGCTGGAGAACAATACTGCCAAAATTTATTTGGCGGAGGTACTTGGAAACAAACTAGTTATGGCACTATTGGAGGTGTTCATTATACTAAAGCAGCCGACGGGACATGGTCTAAGTCTGCTGATCAATCAAAAGCTTTTCGAAAAAATTATGCTTCAGAAAATGCAATCTATGATTCAGTAAATGACGGTTTTTATTTTCCAAAAAATCAAGAAATAGGAATGGATGATTCTTGGACTTTAAATCTTACTACATTCTTTTGGGACCCACCAGTTGCATACCCACCACTTCCAGGTGAGGAAGCTGAAGGAACTCCAGGTTATTATTCTGATGGAACTAAGTTAGGTCATCCCTACATATGGAAAAGCACACGATGGGAAACTACACCTGATGCTGACGATTATCCAGGAGATGAGAGAGAGTTTTATTGGAATCCAGATACTTCTGCGTGGGTATTGATTAGTTAGTCTTTTTAATATACAAACATTTTTATGAAAGAATATAAAACGCCTTTAGGTAGTTTCATTGGTGGTTGGTTTATAGATAGAAAGTTTTGCGAAGATCTAATTAATTTCTTTGAAAATAATAAAAAAAGACAATTCAAAGGTTTGATAGGTGGGGCAGTGTCCTTACAAGTAAATGATAGAGTTAAAAAAAGTATTGATATATCCATGAGTGGACATGATTCTATCTTTGATAATTACAATAATCAGCTGCAAAAATGCATTGATCTATATATGATGAAATATCCTGAGGTGCGTAAACATTATGCTACTTTTTATTCAACAATAGAAAATTATAATATACAAAAATATAAACCTGGTGATGGTTTTTATGACTGGCATTGTGAAAGAAACAGTAGAAGTGTTAGCAGACGTTGTCTTGTTTGGATGACTTATCTTAATGACGTTACCGAAGGTGGCACAGAATTTAAATATCAAAACTTAAAGACCGATGCAAAATGTGGACTTACATTGATATGGCCTACAGATTTTACACATATGCATCGTGGGGTGATTAGTCAGAATGAAACTAAATACATTATAACGGGATCGTATGGTTTTGAATAATATAAAAGAACATAATAATTTTTTGAATAAAGAAGATTTTGTTCGTCTAAAAAATTTTATGACCTCAATCGATTTTCCTTGGTTTTACTCTAAGACACAAACAGATGGTAGAGATTCTAGTTATTTATTTCATTCTTTCTTTCACAAAAATAGAATAAACTCTTCACATTATTATCATTTAATAGAACCTATTTTAGATATTTTAAAACCTTTATCTATAATGAACATACGAGCTAACTTATTATTATCTAGAAGAAATTCTGGGTCTACCTTTCACATTGATAGTTGGGGATTTAAAAAACCAAAACATAAGACAGCGATCTTTTATGTTAATACAAATAATGGATACACACTTTTTGAAAAAGATAAAAAAGAAATTACGTGTGTAGAAAACAAATTAATAATTTTTCCATCTAAGATGAAACACAAAGCAGTTGCACAAACAGACACAGACACAAGGATAGTAATAAACTTTAATTATTTTGATTCTGATTTATAATGAATGTTCTTGGTATAAATAAAAACCACAACTCATCCGTAGCATTATTTAATGACCATCAATTAATTTACTATAATCAAGAAGAAAGATTATCTAGAGTAAAAAGAGACAGTTTCTTTCCTATTAAATGTTTAGAGCAAGTAAAAAAATTAAATGTAAAAATAGATAAAGTAATCATGACTGGTTATGACACAGACGGCAATACTGAATTATATGGTTTATTAAAAAAATTAGGTATAGCCGAAACATATAATTGTTTTCATTACTATAAGTCTCATCATATTAGTCACGCAGCTAAAGCTTTATATAGTTCAGGTTTTAAAGACGCTTTAATTTTTGTTTATGATGGTAGAGGCAGTAGCTATACTTTAGAAAACGGACAAAGTGCATACGAAACACTTTCTGTTTATTTAGCAAAACAACCATTTAGTTTTGATTGTAAATACAAAAAACTTTTATCCCCATCTAAAGGTGAAAATAAAAAAATTTTACATGATTCAAAACCTTTATCTTTAAATTCTAAAACAATATTTGAAGTATCTTCTTATGATTCATTGTGTCCACTTTACACAGAGGTATCAGATTACATAGGTTTTGGTAATAATAATGAAGGTAAGACAATGGGCCTGCGAGCTTACGGTGGAGGTAGTGGACTTGTTAAAAATATATTATATAAGAAAGATTTATTTCATACGCGATATAATTTAAATAATAAATACGAAATACCACAAAACTTCAAAGTTTTAGCTTTTGAAGTTCAACGTATATTTCAAAATACTTTTAAAGAAGTGTTAGATAAGTTTAAACATTTAAACAAAAATATAATATTAACTGGTGGTGGAGCACTTAATATTTTAAACAATTACAAAGTTTTAAAATATATAAAAGACACTCACAGTCTTTATGTTGATCCTATGTGTGGAGATGAGGGCAACAGTATTGGTGCAGCTTTGTTATATCTTCAACAAAACAATCCAAAAGATTTTATTAAATTTAATGAGATATATTTAGGTCCTAAACCTAAACTAAAAAAAGTATCAAATACTAATCCAAACATAATTAATCATTTATTAAATAAAAAAATTGTTGCTTTATTTCAAGGTCGTGCAGAAGGAGGACCTAGAGCTTTAGGTAATAGAAGTTTATTGTTTGATCCAAGAGTTAAAAATGGAAAAGACATTGTTAACAAAGTAAAAAAGAGAGAATGGTTTAGACCTTTTGGCTGCTCTGTTTTAGAAGAAGAAGCACACAAATGGTTCTATATGCAAGGACTAAAAGAATCGCCGTATATGCTTTATGGTGTAGAATGTTTGCCAGATAAAAAAGATCTAATACCTTCTGTCGTGCACGCAGACAATAGTTGTAGGATACAAACTGTTAATAAAAAACAAAACAAAGTTCTTTACAGCATTTTAAAAGAATTTTTTAAAAAAACAAAAGTACCTATACTTTTAAACACTTCATTTAATTTATCTAATGAACCTCTTGTTGAGACACAAGAAGAAGCTATTGATGTTTTTAATAGATCTGATATAGATGTATTGTATTTTTCAGAGACACAAGAAGAGATAAAGAAATGAATTTAAAATATTACTATTGGTATTATAACGATGCTTTACCTGGTTGGCTATGTGATGCTTTAGTTTCTAATGTTCTTAAAAATCAAGAAACTAAAACTGGTCTTGTTGATCCAAAAAAAGGTGGTGTTACTGATTTAAAAATAAGAGATTCTAATGTTTGTTTTATATCCGATCAATGGTTAACTTCTGTTCTTAGTTTTTATATGCAAGATGCTAATCAAAGAGCTGGTTGGAATTTTGACATAGAAAATTCTGAGGACACACAATTTACTATTTACAATAAAAATCAATATTATGATTGGCACGTTGATCAAGACATAGATCCCTATCAACAAGGAGCTTATAAAGGACTCACAAGAAAAATATCCTTAAGCGTATCTCTTAATGATAAATCAAAATATGAAGCTGGTGATTTTAAATTTAGTTATAATAATAAAGAAACTATATGTAAGGAACTTAAACAGAAGGGTACTGTAGTTGTATTTCCGTCCTTTATTCATCACAAAGTTGAACCAGTTAAAAAAGGAGTTAGATACTCTATTGTAAAATGGTTTCTTGGAAAAAGTTTTAAATAATGAAAGTAGTAGATAATTTTTTACCTAAAAAACAATTTGCGGAATATCAAGACTATGTCATGAACAAACTTCCATACTTTTATAGAAAACATGTTGCTTCCAATGACTCTGATGATTTGTTTTGTTTTTATCATCTTCTTTATAATAAGAACCAGATATTAACCACAGAAGAACATTTTGAGAAAGTAGTCAGACCTTTATTAGCTAAGATAGAGTTTCATACTTTGATAAGAAGTAAGTGTAATCTTTATACTAAGACTGAGAAATTATTTGAACATAAATTACACACAGACATGCCTTTTCCACACAAAGGTTTTTTATTCTACGTAAACACAAATAATGGTTTTACTATTTTAGAAGATGGTACAAAGGTAGAAAGCATAGCTAATAGAGCTTTGTTTTTTGATTCATCTAAAAGCCATAAAAGCACTACTTGCACAGATGAAGATATAAGAGTAAATATAAATATAAATTATGTTTGAAAAGAATGGATATCAAATAGTAAGAAAGGCACTTTCAAAAGAGTTAACTTCTTTTTGTTGCAACGCATTAAAAGTTAGAAAAGAGGCTTTGGAGAGAATGATAAAGGAAGACTGTAAAGAAGCTGAAAATAAAGTTAATGGCACAATGGGTGATCCTCAAGCACCAGATAGTTTTAGTATTTATTCTGATACCACGATAGAAACTTTATCTCTTCTTTTAAAACCAATAATAGAAAAGACGACTAAGAAAAAACTTGTGCCTACGTATACATATGCAAGAGTATATAAAAAAGGAGAAGTGCTTTGGCCACACAAAGATAGACATGCTTGCGAGTATTCTATAACTCTTGCTTTAGGTGGAGACAAGTGGCCTATTTATATGGATGGTACAGAACTTAATCTTAATGCAGGAGACTTAGCAGTTTACAAAGGATGTGAGATAGCACATTGGAGAAATGAATTTAAAGGTAAAGAGTGTGTTCAATGTTTTTTACATTATAATGAAATTAATGAGAAAGCCTTACCTTATGATCTGCGACCTTACATAGCCACTCCTGTGACTACAAAGAAGATACGAAATCTAGACGAAGAATATGGAAAGGACTCAAAATGAGTGCTAAAATTTTTGCCAAAAAAAATTTAACTAATGTTACGTGGCCAAGTAAAGATGTTAGTAAAAAAGAACTTTGGGATGTTTCTGGTATATTGAAAGGTAGATCAAACGAAGTTTTAAGATTTGACGTTAGACCTATAACAAAACAAAAAGATGGTAGAACAGGTAAAAGAGGTCGTACAACTACAACAGCTAATAAAATGGTTGTTGAAACAGCAAGTCAGTGGATCATTGTAGACATCGAAGAACTTCATAGATATATTATAATCAATAGAGTAAAAGAAGTTCATATTGCAGATCTCATAGAAAAATTAGAAGCTAATATTATTTTAGAAAAATGAGAATAATTAAAGATATACAAAAACCAGTTAGACTTGATTGTTTCTTTATAGAGTGTGAAGTAAAGCACCCTCATGGTGATTATTTTATAGAGGGTATAGAACAAGGCATAAACTCAGAAAGTAATAGAAACTATATAACAAACGTAAAAGGTAAAATGACGTCTTGGCTTTGGTTTGCTAAAGATCCTAAATTTATTGATATAGTTCAGCAGGGGATAGACTATTTAGATGAGCATGGCCCTTCTTTACCTGCCTACAGATTAAAAGAAGCCTGGGGGATAAAAACAAGTTTTAGAGACAAAACTGTAAGGCACTGTCACGGAGCTGCCTTAGTTTCAGGGGTTTATTATTTAAATAACAATAATCAAACATTATATTTTCCTCAGCTAGAGCTTGAAATTAAACCAGAGAAAAATAAGCTCGTTATGTTCAGCGGTTTTCTAGATCACTACACAAATCTTAACAAGCAAAAAACAGAAAAATATGCTATAGCTTTCAATCTTTTTGAGCAAAAAAATGACGGTGGAAAGGACTACTAGATTTTTGAGCAAAAATAAATATAATGGTAGATTATGGCATTACAAAAAGTACAGTTCTTACCTGGATTCAATAAACAGATTACGGATACTCAAGCTGAAGGCCAATGGGTAGATGGTGATAACGTTAGATTTAGATATGGCACACCAGAGAAGATAGGTGGCTGGCAACAATTAGGTAATAATAAGATAACAGGTGCTGCTAGAGCCATGCACCATATCGTAAATAAAAATGGTCAAAAGTTTTCAATCATAGGTACAAACAGAATTTTATACGCTTACTCAGGTGGTGTATTTTATGACATACACCCTATTAGAGAAACAAACACACTTACTAACGCTTTTACCACAACCAATGGATCAGCTGTAGTTACAATAACTTTTTCTACAGGACATGGTCTAAATCCTGGAGACATAGTTTTATTAGATAATTTTAGCACGATTACAGGATCTAATTTTGGAGCTTCAGATTTTGATGACAAAACATTTATGGTTACATCAACACCAACAAACGTAACAATAACAATTACAATGCCATCTAACGAGTCAGGATCTGGTGCAACAACATCAGGTGGCATTAGAGTTCAATCTTATTATTCAGTTGGACCAGCAGAACAGTTACCAGGTTTTGGTTGGGGTCTAGCAACTTTTGGTGGTACAGTCGCCAACGCACTTACAACAACTTTGAACGGAGCAATCGATGCTTCTACAACAACCATTGTTTTAACAAGCGTTGTTAACTTTCCGTCAACAGGTACAAATCACATAC